GCAGCGGCAACGCTCACTTGGGCTCTGGTTCACTTTAACCACCGCCATGTCCAGAATGCAATTCTGGAATCAGTGTCTGAGAGCCCGTTGCATTTTTATGATGGAGCCTTTTTGAAACCTGCTGGCTTCATTCGACGTAGAATGTTTTTCCCACTTGTACGAAAGCTTTGTGGCGTGGAGTTCTCACGGTTTGTTGTGCGTTCAATGAGTGAACGCACTGTTTCACCGTACCTAGGGTACGAGGGGGCTTGTGTATGGTTTTGCACCGCCATACCTTCCGCATTTTTAGCCCAACGTTGGCTAAAACCTGAGTTGCGGACTTTACAATCTAGCCCAAACTAGAGGTGCCTGTCGGCTCCTGCACTGCACCATATAAACCTTTGGCTGATGGCTGCAAACTTTTGTTTGTGCCGAAGCTTGATGTTGTTGTGCAGCGGCGTGTTGGTAGTGTCCTTTTCGACTTTCCAGATTTGGAAGTTGAATATGGCTTGCACCACTACACCGTTGAGGAGGAGGTGAGGACGTTACACAATCGCCATTTATTTGCTACGCCTGTGCCAGACGCGAGCTCTCGAGAGTTCAAGCTGTTGAAGAAAGTTCTGGTTAGGTTTGCGAAGAAATTGGGTTTTTGTAGTCGTGCGCCCTTATCAACTCTAGTGCAGGGGAGAAGCGGGAGAAGGCGGGCACGTTTCTTTCAAGGTGTGAAAGAGTGGATGAATGAAGGAGTGGAACGTAAACACGCACGTTTGAGTGAAATGCAGAAATTGGAGTTTTACGAAACAACCAAGATTGCAGGGAAAGAGGATCGGGGGATTCAGTACCGTTCTGTCAGGTATAATGCTGAGCTTGCGACACATTTGCATAATGTTGAAGCTAAAGTTTGCGGTTATCATGGCAAGGGCGGGTATCATGTTGCTAAGGGAAAGACACCACAACAACGGTGTATAAATTTTTTTAAGCAATTGTCCCGGTTCAAGGACCCTATAGTTGTGAATGGTGACCATCATCGTTTTGATGCACACTTGCATTATTTGCTAGTGCTGTTGGAACATATGGTTTATAAGATCTGCAGAAAGTACAAGCGCAGGTTGGTTGAGTTACTCAAGTGGCAGTTGGTTAGTTATGGGATCTCAAAAGGAGGTGTTAGGTACCGGATACGTGGTAAACGCGCTTCCGGGGATATTAACACTGGTTGTGGCAATTCAGTTATCAACATTGGATTGATTGAAGCTTGGGCTGAATCAGTTGGGCTTACGGAAGACGATTATGATTTTACTGTTGACGGTGACGATTTTTACATCATCATCGAAAGGGCTAAGAGGGCTCTCCTTGCAACCTTAGTGCCGTTCATGCTTAAGTGCGGAATGGTTACGGAAATAGTTGTAGAGGATGACCCATTTAAGTCCGAGTTTTGTCAAAGTCGGCCCGTAGTCCTCCCTGGTGGCCCAACCTTTGTGAGAAACCCGATGAAGGTTCTAGCGACTTTGGGCCGAAGCCCAGAGGGTAGAACACGTTCCCAACTGCAACAAAGTGTGCGTGCAAGTTGTTTGTGTGAGATGGCCATGGCGCCAGGTTCCCCTGTGAACTCGGTTGTGGCCAGGAAGGTTTACAAGCTTCTTGGTGCTAATGGGAAGGCGGCTTTCAACCCCGCCCAGGCGTGGAAGTTTGAGCAATATGGGATGACTGAATTCGAAGAGAATGATGTCGAACCTGATTGGCTCGCAAGGTACACGTTTTGGAGAGCGTGGGGCATAGATGATGGGGAACAACACCACCTCGAGTCTATGAGCCCGCGCATGTCCGCGCTCAACAAGGAGCGGTTGACAAATGCCAAGTCGGAGCTCCATCACATGGAAGCTGAGAACTTGGGTGTTGTTGATCCCGTGTGTGAGTGCGGCGATTGTCCCACCTTCGACCTCGAACATCTTGAGGTCGAGCGGTGGTTGTAACTGGAGTGCAAACCAATCCCTAACGGGGGCCCCCGCACTTTCAGTCTCCCCTTCCCCGGGTTCTTCGGG